TCTGCAATCGCTAAGAGCCAATCAGACTGAGCCGCCGGAAGATTATCGACCTGCTCCGGAGTCCAGCCAAAACGATCAGCGAACTTAAAGTAAAACCATTCTTTTGTAGGGTACTCAAGGGTATCGGATTTTTGGAATCCCCTGAATAGATCCTTGAGCCGCTCTAGTTTTCTAAAGGGCTATCGGGGTTTAACTTATTTTCGTCTGTATCGTTAAGATCAGGGAACAATTCCTTAGTGAGGTTCTCTGTTTCCTTCATAAGCATTGTGTAGTCAGGGATCGACAATTCTTCAATCGAATCAACCTTAACTGACGGAATCATAAGGTCGAATGACCAATCCTCAATGATTGCGGCTAACAATGCGTTGCCGATAGCGATACCCTTTTTTGCCTGAGTATCTTCATCGCCAGCGACCATAATGCGGTTACGATCTTTTACCTTGAGTTCGGCGGCCTCTTTGAGAGTTACTGTTGCGCCTGATGGTAGTGTGAGTTTGCGTGACATTTTTGCCCCTTTGTTGGATTTGCCTTATTCATATCCTAGCAAAGTCTAGGCAGTAGGGGTGCGGGATCAGGCTAAGGCGAGCCGATCAACCTACCACCCCTACTGCGTTCTAGGTTAAGCGACCGAAGTTGTAACGGCGTTCTTGACGACCCACTTAATAGGTGAGTAGCCAACTGTGCCGGAATCGGTCAAGTTGCCCTGTGCGTTGAAATCGACAAGAACTTCTACGAAATCCTTTGAGCGTTCGATGACTGCGAGTGTGTATGCACCCTTGGTCATTGTTGCTTGAATCGAAGTCTGCGATGCGCCTGTTCCAGTAGTCCAGTTAAAGACGAGAGCAGGTTGGGTGTTAGTGAGGTAGTTAGTAAGTTGGGTGTCATTTTCCATAAGGAAAGTGGCCTTACCGGTAACCTCAAGCGCACCGAGGAATACCTGATACGGAGTCTGCACATTTGAGATTCCGTAGATAGGTGTAACAGGGCGCTTCATATCGATATTACCCATTGTTGAGTTAGAGATAGTTGTACCGGCAACAGTTACCGTTCCGTACCATACTGCGGTTGGCAATACAGTTGAGAATGAAGGTGTTGGGGTAGAAGCGGTTGCTGATTGCCATCCAGTTGATTTTACATCGTACTCAAGGAGTCCGTCTGCGCTCCACTTTAGGGAGAAATCGTGGAACTGGTGGCCTGTCCAAGTACGGACATTCGCGCCGTAGTAATCAAGAATTGTGTACGCAGATGGCTGAGCATCGGAAGCCGTAGCAGTTGTGTTCTTAAGAGCGAGAGTGTGAACATATGGAGCAGATCCGGACACTACATCTTCGCCAAGTACGCCAGCGAGAGGGTAAAGGATGGTATCTGCGAATACTGCACCGCCGAAGTCGAAGGTTGAGTGAACGCGACCCTGAATGTAGTTGTAATTCTTTACGAGAGATCCACGAAGACCTTCGTCATAAAGAGGTGTATAAATATCTTGAGGCTTTACTGTGCTTGCAATAACAGGGATGTAAGCGGTCGGTGTAGCGACTGCGGTTCCCTTAGTTGTTTCCTTTGCGATTCCAATATAGGAACGATGGGTATTTTGTACTGCCATTTATTCACTCTCCTACTGTTGTGTCAGGCGCGGCTGACGGTTCTGATGTTGTTTTCTTTGATGCGGAAGCGAGAGTGACATCGGCTGAGATAACCTCATCCTTTGACTCGAAAGTGTCGCCGGGCTTAACGGTAAGCGTGAGAGTTGGGAACTCACGAACGCAGTCTCCGTTGTACTGATATGTAGCCATCGTTCTCCTATGCCTGAATCATTTGGGTAACATCGAATCGAATCTCCGCGAAGGTTTCTGTTGCCCCATTGTCTGAGGTAACTGGCTCTCCGTAGATACAATCGATCACAGGTTCCGCGCCTTGCCACACATTTACTTGCGATGTATCACCGAAGTTATGGCTGGCTCGAAGCGTATCCTTGATGTTATCGATAAGTGTATCAAAATCCGTCATCGCATCTTCGGCGTTATTTTGTACCGAGTGGTGGAAGATCTGCAAGATCACTTGGAAATCGACACGCTTCCAGCCATTAGTTGCTCCACCAATAGCAAGACGAGTTTCGCGCTCACTTGCAATAAAGATTACGGCGGCGGCACGACTCATCTGTCCTGCGGTTGCATTTACCTGATAGTTAATGCGCTTCGGGAACGAAGTAAAGATTTGATTGAGCGTAGCAATATTCGCACCGGTGAGATACGAATAAAGAGTGGAGCGAAGTTGGGAACGACCGACCGCCATTTAGCGCATCCGTCGGAAGGGCGCAAGCAATTCCTTGGCGAGCGCAAGATCAGATCCGATAATGTCCTGAACGCTTGGTCCACTAGAGGCGCGGGTTGTAACTGCCATTGTAAGGGAGTTATCTCCACGAACCTTGAGGAAGTCAGTAGTCGCCAAGATAGCGGCTTGCTTGACCGCCTGAGGCATATTACCTACTGCTACGCCGGAAGCATGAGCGTACTTTAATGGGGTTGTAATGTTAATGGTGCTTGATCCATAAGTGTATGAAGATGAGATCGTAACCTGTTCGGTGTATTGACCATCGTAGATCGTGACAAGCGTTCCAGCGGTTAAACCGATTGGGTCGATCATAGTAAAAGAGGTTGCTCCGGCACTAGCGGTGTTGATTAAGCCATTACAGTATCCAGCGGTGTAGTTATATGAGGCATAGATACGAGAGCGAACTGTTGGTGGGAAGCCGAAAGATAGTGGACCCTGAGAGGAATAGCCGATTCCGACTTGGCTCATAGGGTAAATGAACTGGGACTTCTCGAACCATATTGAGGTTAGCGAGGTTGCCGGAACTGTGGTCATAGCCGTAGGAGTAGCACCATAAGCGAGGGAGTTCACCGCCACGACATTGTTATAGTCCGGAGAGATCACCATAAAACCCTCTTGGGTGATACGAGTCCGGGACTGCTCTGTAAAGTTCTGAGCAATTAAAGGCTGATTTACATAAATGTCGATCCAAGATGATGCCCGCTGGATAACCGAGGTTAGTTCGGCATCTTGTTGCGCAGAGGTTCCGCCAACTACTAAGTTGTTGTAATCAATCGCAGTCGGAGCGTTCTTATATTCAGCAATAGTGAGATAAGAGCCTGACTGAAACTGGGTAATTGGCGAAACCGCTGATGCCATTTTTAATCTCCGTCTGTTTTAGGTGCTGACGATTCGTGTCCACACTTGGAACACAATTTGAACCACGATCCGAAGCCACAGTTATCGCAATTATACCCGCGATCGCCATCTCCAGTTGTGTGTAACGCTAAGTTGCCTTCGGTAAAACCTTCTGCCTTTAGTGCCTGAATATCTCGTGGGTTTTCAACGCGATACATTCCATCTTTGCCGGCCTTAATAACTTTACTGCCTGATTGCCTTGTGATCTCGACTTCTCTAGCGAAGCCATCTCTCGGAACTAGTCGTCCCATTTGTCCGCCTTTCTTAGTAAAACAGGGAGAGAGCCGTAAGACCCTCTCCCTGCCGATTTGCCGGTCGTACTATGCTGCAACAATACCTGAGACGATACCGTTCCATGCAGGCGCGGAACAGAAGAATGTGCCGCGGAAGTATGTTGAAAATTCGTACGCGAACTGTGTTACCGGCCATTGTATGCCCATATAGTCCTGTACGAGGTAGTTCGCCCAAATGTCGCTGACTTCGGTGTCAGGGATTGGGAGAGTGTAAGACATAACTGGAGCAACGCCCTGTGGCAACCAAGGGTGAACTGTGATTGCTAGTGACTTACCAGTTGTCTCATTAACGATTCCATTGACGACAGAACCGAAGGTAACTCCAGTTGTTTCGTCCTGTGAAATGTTAAGACGGTAGTTAGCGTTTGCTGAACCCTTGATTGCATCAGAGAGTTGCTTGCGATCTGAACCATTCATCAAAATCTCATCCGGATCAGCCTTTACGCTTGCGTAGAGGTTAGCGAATACAGTCTGGAATTCAGTACCAGCGTTTGTGTTCGAGAATGTTGAGTTGATGTTGTTGTTGTATCCGGTGTTTGAACCGAGAAGGGTTGTCAATACGCCATCGTAACCTGTTGCATATGCAGAGGTGTCAGATGATGCGCGTGAAGCAAGGATTGAAGATGCAGTTGAGTAAACGAGAGTGTCGCCTACTGATGTAGATCCTGCGCCCACGACGAAGCCTGTGAGGCTCTTAAATGTTCCCTGATACTTAGCGTTTGCGACACCGGTTGTTGTACCGATGTAAACATTGTAACCAAGTGCGCCAACGACAGGTGTGTTCACAACGATCTTGAGAACCTGTGAAGATGTTGCCTGTGTTGCAACAGATGAAACTACTGACTCACCAAAACCAGTTGATGAGATACCAGCGTCTGCGGTTACATAGACATAGTAAGTTGCGTTAGCGAGTGCAACCTGACCTGTTCCTGCTGAAGGAGCAGTAACGGTGATTGTTGGTGCTGAAAGTGCGCCAGCATAACCTGTTGCAGTTCCGCGACCCATAAGCATCATTCGTTCTTCCATAAGCATTGTTGCGTAGAGGGTAGAAGTTGATGACAACTGACGGAGATCCTGATATCCAAGACCTGAGAAGTTAGCATCGAATGAAACGCTATCTGATAGTGAGTATGAGTTATATGGAAGGATAATGTCGTCAGCGGTGTACGAAATCTTGCTTCCGCGCTCAAAGTTGATTGAACCGAATGCAGTTGTTGTTGATTCGGTGACGCCTGGCCAAATCTGTCCTTGTCCACCGGTACCTGTACCTGTGTAACCTGTGATGCGCTTGATACGGTGTGAAGTACCTACGCCCTTCTTACGAGGGATGCGGTTACGAAGTGGTGTTGGGCGAGGTGTAAGTAACTTCGCAGGTGCTTCGAGGTCGAAGGCTGCGAAAGATGTTGAAAGTGGTGATGTGAGAGAAATGTCCTTCTGAACATCCTGCAAGGCAAGGCGCTGAGAAGCGATTGCATTGTTGAGTCCAGCGAGTGCATCAGGTGAAAGTGACTTCTGTGAAGCAAGTGCTTCGAGAGCCGCAGTTGGATCCTGTGCTGGGGTCATTCCCTGAGTGTTAGGTAGTGAGAAAGACTTATTCAGTTCAGACTGAAATTCGTCCATACGCTTCGCGGCTTTCTTTGGTGACTCAACATCGCCAAAGAGGTCGGAAGCCTTAGGTGCTTGTAGCGCCATTTAAGGTATTCCTTTCGAGTGGGTTTATTCTTCGCTTTTAGTTCCGCTAGCCTTTGAGAGATATTCCTTCTCTAGTGCCTTGTAACCTTTAGCGAGAATTGGGTCTGAAGTCGCTTGAGCCTTTAGTCGGTACTCAGCGGCTTTGATTAGTAGTTCATTTGAATCGTTCACCACGACACGACCAGTCCTCTTCGGACCACCCGCGGCGGCGGCGGACTTTGCAATTACGAGTTCTGATTCAAGTGCTACCGACTTATCGTCAGCGGCCTTTAATGCCGCCTTGTAAGAATCGATCTCAGCCTTGACTGTTTCAGACGCACTCTTTGTTGCTTTCTCGATGATCGAAGTTACGAACTTCTCGCCGAGAATATCTGTGATTTCTTCCTCTGTTTTTTCTTCGGCAGGTGCATCCTCAGCGGGCGCATCCTCAGCCTTTACCTCATCAACTGGCGCAACTTCTTCGCCTTCGGCTGACTTGATAGATCCAGCGTTCTGCTCAGGGGTCATAATGACCGCAGTTGAGACATTAGCAACGGCGGCATTGCCATCGCTTGTACCCGGAGTAAGAATCTGAGTCTTGCCGTGCGAGTTAGATACATCGTGGCATCCACATTCGAGGCACTTAGAAATGTCGGCAGACTTAGCAGACATTTTGTCGCAACCCTTACACATCTTATCGTCGCATCCGCCATTTTCTTGGCAAGCGGCGCAACCATCGCAGTCGCAATCCTTAGTTGTAGCATCGGCGGCCATCTCGATCATACCCGGAGCCATTCCGGCTTCCTGATCTTCGTCGATCTCTCCATCACGGAAATTAAAGAGATGCTTGAGGGCGGCGAGCAGGGTGTCAATATCATCACGCTCGTCTGAATCCATTTCACCGATCTCGCTTGCTTCGGAGATAATGAGTTGTGCTAGACCTTTACGAGCGGCATCATATGAAGCCTGATCGAACTTGGCGGAATCCGCGTGGAGTTCCTTGATAACTTCTGCGAGCATTGACTTGTCCTTTGCTTTGATTGATTGTTCGATCTCGACAAGTTCCTCAACTTGTACGAGGTTTGCTTCACCCTCAACTGACTTGGCGAGCATAAGTTTTGCGTTTGGGTTGGCAGGGCGATCAACGAGCGAAACTTCTACGATCTGACCATCAATGATTCGACCATTGGCGGCTTTCTGATCTCTTACGACTCGTGGAGATTTGATTCCTATTGAGAATCCCTTAAGAACGCCTGATTCGACTTTCTTAACGCTAACAGGATCAACAACGAGAACACTAATGTAATGACCATCGCTCTTTGCTTCATATTCTTTTGCTACTCCTGCCGCGATTGATGAATGTTGTTCACGAATGTTTCCACCGGACTTAAACCACTCTGGCATTGCGGAAGAGAGCCAAGTGTCGTCGCAGATTTGTTGATCAATGTCCAAAGAGTCATCAGTTGCTTTTCCATAGACAAGGAGTGATCCATCCTCTTGCTTTTCTTGCTTAACGATAGCCGCATACGAATTAGCGAAATCATTTGCCATTGTTGCTTTCTCCCTGTTTAGTTTAGCCGCGACACTTTCTGCCCACGACTTGCCAGCATCTCCGCCCCACGCATCCCAAGCCACACGGCCGGGAGATGGGAAACCTTTTTCTCCTTGATTAAATCCTTCTGCTTTTTTATCAACTTCGTGGCGAGCAAAGAAACTCACCATACGCATAATGGTATCGCGTGAGATTCCTTCGCGCCGAGAGAGTTGCCCCGCTCTTGTTCTACCTGTACTTGTAAATCCACCGCCAGCGTGTCCGTCAGAGATCCATCCGAGAGCGCGCTTAGCGGCTTCGGCTACTCCGGCAGGTGGAACGAAAGTTTCGCTCATTTAGTTGTTAGGCTGAATAGATAACTGATACTGCACCGGTAGCGGTACCTGCGGCTGAAACTGCATAGAGAGAATCATTACCGTGCATCCATATTTGGACACTACCTGCTGCGGCAAGATTTTGGCCACCATTTACACCAACTGTATTTGTT